TTAAAAGATAAGATTAAATAAAGTATTCCATAGCGTTCCAGGAACGGCCTGTATATACATCAGGTCAGGAACCGTACGCATTCCTCGATACTGGCCGTTACTGTCATAGATAGCGACTTCCGGAAATTGGATGGTAGCGGCGGAACTAGAAACAAGCGCCTGCCCGATAAAAGAATGCCCATCCGCGTAGACGACTCGTACATAGACCTGGGCGAAGTCGTCCATTTTGTTTACGTGGTTATTGTCTACATACATAGATACATATTCATTGCTACCGACCCAGTACCACTGGTCCGCCGACACCGGCATGCAGACCGCAAAGATGATACATAATAATATGAGTATTTTCTTTAGTTTCATTGAAAATCAGCGTCCTTTGAAAGCATCAATGTATTTGATAAAAATTATTTTCTGCTGTTATTGCTTTTTCAATGGCATCTTTGGTTATTTCATATGATTTAATATTTCCGAACCCATCAACGAATTTAATTGTATAAGGAGCATTTAAAATAATATTTTTATGAAATGCATAAAACATTGGAGCATAACTATTTGGCATCAGTAATCTCAACGATTGTTGCATCAATGCCGGTCTTATTGTTTCATTATTTTTAACAATAACCAGACGTTGCGTTGGGACTTGTACTGCTATATCGCCACCCAGCAATGATGATCCCATCGGAACCCAGGTAACTATATAAGCCATATCGTTGCTGTTTATTACAGATTGGCTAAAATCAAATGGAACAGACAACAATCTGGAATTTGCAGAATAGGCGATATACTTTACCATCATTGATGACGTCATAAGCCCAACATAATTTCTGTCATGACCCTTTATAAGGCGATGGCAATAATTTTCGGGAGCTTCTATATTACCTGTATCTTTATGATATGCCCCTATTTGCCAAAAAGATGAATACGTTTCCGGATTGACATCTAAAAAATTTCCACTTACAGTATATTGAACCTGCGTTGCAGATGTTCCCGTCAATTCTGCGCGCAATTCATCTACCGGATTCGCCGCGAAAATAGTAGATGACATAAGCATTAAACACGAAATTGTCAATAATTGCTTTTTCATTTTTCTCATCCTTTTAATGTATTTCAGATTGTTTAATTACGGCTAATCCTAAAATACGGAAATCGTCACAATTTGTTTCGTTGAACTGCAACGGGGCGTATTTAGGATTTTCAGAAACGAGTGTAACACCATTATCTGTTTTGTAAAACCGTTTGATACAGACTTTACTGCGCTCGATTTCTACACATGCGACCTGACCATTTTCCACCTCCGGCTGTCGGCGCACAAACACAATATCACCATCGTTTATTCCTGCATTAATCATACTGTCACCACGGACCGTGATACAGAAATCTACACGGTATTTACTATCCGTTTCGACATAGTACGTATCCTGGCCATCCAGGTTTTCGAGCGGTTCGCCAGCCGCAGCATATCCGAGCATAGGGACACGTTTCAATGCCGGGCGGAACGCACCATCTGGAAGAGGAATATCGTTTTGTTTTTGTTCCATTGGAACATCATAACCCAATAACCAAGCAGGTGATACGTTAAGAGCATACGCTAACTTATATATATTATTTTGTTTAGCCTTCCACCTGCCAGAAATATATGAACTTAATGCTCCACGAGAAATACCAGTCTTCTCTGCAAGTTCTATTTGTTTCATACCTCTTAGATTCATTGCTTCTTTGAGTCTATAACTAAAATCATTGGTATCCATTATGTACCACCTCTTTTATATCTCTTGTAATTATTATACATTATATGTTCAGAAAACACAACAATTATTATAAAAAAAAGAAAAAAATGTTTAGAAAACTGATTTTTGTATATTGACATTTAACGTTCGCTGGAGTACTATATGTTTAGAAAACAAAACAAGGAGGTGAACAAACAATGAAATACAACTATTCTAAATTAATCGGCCGATTGGCCGAAATGGGAATTACAAGGGATGAATTTGCTTCAAAAATAGGCGTAAGCAGAACCGCGTTGTACAATAAAATGCAATCTGAAACAGAATTCACTCAAGACGAAATAAAAAAAAGTGTGGACGTATTAAATATCCCGTGGAACGACATTTCTTTATATTTTTTTACCCTAAAAGTTTAGAAATCAAAACATAATTTACTCGTATGGAGAAACCACTATGCACGATTTAGAAATCCGCATCATACGGTTCCTCGATAAGCAGGAGGAAACGTATGGCAGGGATATAGCCCAGATGTTCCTGTCGATTTATCTATGGGCGATATTATCCATTATTTCAATATGGATATTCTTGATAGTACAGTTTGCCAGTCTATAGCGTACAGTAACAGATTAGTTACGATTGTTCCCAAAATACTAACGAATAGCGGGACGACAAGCCTATATTTCCAATATAGCCAATGCCAATACCGGCGATGCCGGGCGAGATTAGTCGGATAGATTGTCTGGCAATCAGTCAGGTATCCATAGGAAACTAAATCGCGAATAATCGTTTCCAATTTTCCGGGATCGTAATCCCGATATAGTTCAACGAAACGGGAAGCAAAATAAACCTGGTCATCCCGATAACATTGCAAAATGGAAGTAAGGATTTTAGACTGCTCTTTATTAAGCGGGACAAATGGTCCGTAATCAGACATTTTCATACGCTATCACCTCAAACTAATTGTATCATACGGAGGCTATTTTATGGGAAATGTAGAAAAGCAGCTCTATCAGCTGTATCTCAAATCGCCGGATATCGGTAACAAAGACGCGGCCGCGGCGCTGGGATGGTCGGAGCAGATGCAGAATACGACAAAATCCCGGCTCAAGAAAAAGGGGCTGATTACCGTCACACCGCACAAAGTCATCTGCAACAAAAAGTTTCTTTTCGAGGATACGACAGAAGAGGACGCCATCAAACAGTCGGAGCGGTTCAAGCTGAAGCAGGAATACTATGAACAACTGCTTGATTTATGCATGGAGCGGCTGAAAACAAGGGAATTATCCGATTCAGCATTTACCGCCCTGGTACTCGAAATTCGTCAGATTCTGGCGCAGTTATAGGGAGGCGATATCATGACCACAAACGCACAGAAAATCATGGCACTGGCGCATTTTGAAAGCGCGCTGGCGGCAGGCGGCAAGCATTTCCAGTTAAGGCTCATCGACAATGATACCGTCGAGCTGACCGACCTGGAAGGCGGCGCAACGAAAAACATCAATATCGCACTGGATAACGTCCCGGCCATGCTCTATGACATCCTGAGACAGGGCGGAGACTGGATTATGTAAGGAGACGATATCATGGCGGAAAAAACGCAGAAACTAGAAGACCGGCTGTTATCGGTCAACGAGGCGGCTAAATGTCTGGGCATCGCCCCAGCACTGGTCGTCCGGATGGCCAAAGCCGATATCCTCCCGGCGCTCTTGTTCGGTAGGCGTCGGAAGTTCAGCACAGAAGCAATAAAAAAATTTTTCAAGGAATACGAAGGACGAGACGTTATAAAAGTCCTGAAAGAAAGGGAGGCGAAAGCATGAAGCGGCAGGAGATCACCATTGCAGAATGGATAAACAAAAAGCCCATTCCGGATATACCGGAATGGGTGAACCAGAAACAGGCCCGCGTACGGGCCGAACCGGAAGGCGATGACGCCAATGAAGGTGTTGGCTTTGCGGCGGTTATCGCCATTATGGCCATATTTGCCGGATTGTTGTAAAAAAAATCCGCCCGCTGGAAGCGGACGAATCAACCACTTATAGTATAGCACGAAACAGGAGGCTAGACAATGATTGTATATGTATCCCATCCATTCGGTGGAAAAGAATCCGCAAAGGAAGACGTCCGGCGCATCTGCCAGAACGACGCCGAAAACCTGCCGGATGTATTATTCATACCGGCGCTAACGATAACCTGCCGGGACTACGATCCGACAGAATACGCCCGGGATCTGGGACTACTGATTGAACTCGAATCCCGGTGCGACGCCGTACTGATGACAGGAAACTGGACGGCATCGGTCGGTTGCCGGGCAGAATACGAATATGCCGCCCGAAATGGCATCCCCGTTGCAGAAAACTGGCCAGAGCTACTTGCCATTTATTACGACTGGAGGAAACGTAAATGAAGAAGGAAATTCTGATAGAAGAAATTCTATCGTTGACTGAATTATTGAATAAATATACTGATGCAGAAGCCATACTATATATCGTATCTAGAATCGACGCAGTATCATACGAACTTGAAAAGGAGGTAAAAAAGAATGACGCTGTATGAAATCGACGAACAGATACGGAACTGTATCCGTATCGATGAAAAATCAGCCGTAGATACATTGACTGGGGAAGTAATTGACCTGAAACAATTGGACGAGCTTACGATGGAACGATCGCAGAAAATCAAGAATATCGCTCTGTGGTATAAAAATCTCGTTGCTGACGCAAGGGCGCTGAAAGACGAGGAAACCGCGTTTGCCATCCGCCGGAAGACAGCCGAAAACAAGGCGGAACAGCTGAAAAGCTATCTGCAGACCATCCTGAATGGCGAAAAAGTAAAAGACCTGCAGTTTGCTATCACGTGGCGTAAGTCCCAGGCTGTACAGATTGATGATGAAAAATGTATCCCTGCTGAGTTCCGAATCCCCCAGCCGGATAAAATCGATAAATCTGGCATCCGGAACGCCCTGAAAAACGGTGAATCCATTGCCGGGGCGGAACTGGTGGAACGGAATAATATACAGATTAAATGATTAATCTATATCCCCGTGTGTGTAATATATGTGGCGGCCCTGTAAGGCTGGTAGATTACAGCAGGGTTTATTCAGCCGATTACGCAAGGGAACACCCCGGAAAAGTATATTTATGTCAGCGGTGTCATGCATACGTCGGAACACATTTTCATTCCAACAAGGCATTAGGCATTCTGGCTGACAAGAAAATGCGCCGGGCGCGGATGTACTGCCACGAACTGTTTGACAGTTTCTGGCATGGTAAACGACATGCTCAAAAGAAACGAGTTAGGGCATACGAAGAGTTGGCCCGTCGTATGAACATCCCTGTTAAAGAATGCCATTTTGGGTATATGGATGTACCAACAATGCGTATTGCATACAAACACTTATTAATGATGAAGAAAGAAGGGTTCTGAATGGGTATACCGGTACTAATCCTTGGCCAGTCGGGAAGCGGGAAAACGGCCAGCCTGCGGAATTTCAGCGAGAACGAACTGGGCGTTTTCAACGTTGCCAGCAAGCCACTGCCATTCCGGAAACGGCTGCCATTAATTAATCATCCGTCATATCAGATTATCGAGGCGACGCTTAAGAAAAACAGCCTAAAAATATACGTCGTTGACGACAGTCAGTATCTGATGGCGTTCGGGCTGTTCGCCCGGGCGAAAGAAATCGGTTATCAGAAATTCACAGACTGCGCCCTGAATTTTTATAACCTGGTATCGACGGTCATTAACGAGACGTCAGATGATACGATCGTATATTTTCTACATCATATCGAACGTGCCGACGATGGCCATATCAAGGCTAAAACATCCGGAAAGATGCTGGACAACCAGCTGACGCTGGAGGGCCTGTTTTCCATCGTTTTGCTAGCGGAAACAGACGGCAAGGAGCATTATTTCCTCACTCAGTCCGACGGTACGACTACAGCGAAATCGCCGATGGATATGTTCAAGCCGAAAATCGAAAACGACCTCAAGATGGTTGATACTACCATCCGGCAGTATTACGGATTCACGAAAGGAGAAAAACAGAAATGAAACAAATCAATTGGAAAGACATCGATGAAGCACAGGAATTTGCCCGCCCAGGAGCGGGGGGATATGTATGCCGGATTGTAGACGTCGAAGACGTACCGGACAAGGAATATCTTCTTGTGTATCTGGACATCGCAGAAGGCGAATTCAAGGATTACGGGAAAAAATATGAAGAAAGCACTGGTCAGAGCTGGGGATACCAGCGCATGTACCGTTCTTACAAGGAAAAGGCGTTGAATTTCTTCGCTGCTTTTCTGGGAGACCTGGAACGGTCCAATCCCGGCAAGTTCACGAAGGCCGGATTTGATGGAGACGAACAGAAGCTTATCGGGCTTTCGCTTGGTGTTGTATTGGGGCAGGAAGAATACGAAAAACAAGATGGAAGTATCGGGGTGCGTACGGCTGTAAAACAGCTGACGACTCCCCAGAAAATCCATGACGGGGACTTTAAAATACCTGCCATGAAGAAACTGGATAGACCGGATACCCAGCAGCCGGAAGTCATCAATGATGCAGACCTTCCATTCTGACCGTTCTAGGCTGGAACTATCTGACATTTTACCGGTCCTAAACAACGTCAAACAAAAAGATAGCAATACCGCCGTTGCCGCCTGTCCGTTATGCGAGGCAGGCGACAGCCGCGGTCATCATTTGTATCTAAAAGACGATGGCAGTAAACTGCTGGCATACTGCCAGAAATGCAATGCCAAACTCCCGGACCTGCTTCCGGCATTCGAGTCTCTGGGAGCGCGGCATGACGGGCCGGTGGAACGGACGGTGACAGACGAAAAATCCTATGAATATAAAAACCCGGATGGCGAAACGGAATATTTTAAGCTCCGCCGGAAGTTTTCCGACGGAAGCAAAGTATTCGTATTTGCCTATCGGGACGAAACAGGCCGCATCATAAAGCGAAAACCGGATGGATGCGACAATCTGTACAATCTGGACAAAATGAACCGGGCTGGGGAAGCCGAGCCGCTGTATATCGTAGAAGGCGAAAAATGCGCCGACGCAATGACAGCGCATGGATTTCTTGCGACGACGGCTAATACGGGAGCGCAGAAACAGGTTAAATTGTCCGATACGGATATGGCCATGCTGAAGAAATTCCGTACAGTGTATCTCATCCCGGACAACGACGAAAAAGGCGCCGATTATGCCCATGCGTGGCCCGTTACCGTGCAGGTCATACCGATGACCGCCATATGGCCGGAATGCCCCAGAAAGGGCGATATAGCTGATTATTTCGACCATGGTGGCGATGCGGACGTTGTACGGAACTACCGGCCTGTTACGCTGGACGAGGATTATTTTTCCACGCTCAGTAAGAACGATCTCGTCAAGCCAGACGTCCTGAAACGGATATATGACATCAAAGACCAGTCCCAGCGGGAATGCATACTGGCTCTGGCCGCGAACCGGGCGCATGATCTTCAGATATCCCGGATTTTTTCCCGGGTATGGAAAACGTTCCTACAGGAAAATACCGCCCGGGGCATCACATCAGAAAATGTCACGAAATTCCCGGCTGGGTTCGGAATGACACTGAAAACGGGCGAATGGATTGCCAACGAACATGGCGTATTCCAGCTGTATGTGGACGAAAACAACCGGCCGATACGGAAAACGGCGTCGCCGGTTCCCATCGCCCCCACAGCTGTTTATGAGAATTATGAGGACGGGACGTTCCGATTCCGGATCGCGTTCTATATTGATGGAAAGTGGAAGCGCATCACCATGCCGGCATCGACCATCTCAAATGCCAGTAAAATCATCAATCTGGCAGACCAGGGTGTACCGGTAGGAACGGAAAACGCGAAACTCCTGTCATCCTATCTTATGAACGTCATTGCCCTGAATCCCGATAAGCTGAATCCTGTTCTATCATCGGGACATCTGGGATGGGTAAATGGCAGCTTCCTGCCGTACAGCCGGGAAATCATCGTAGACTGCGATACGCAGTACCGGTCATTAGTCGGAAACGTCACAGAACGTGGCGACCTTGACATGTGGTGTGCGTGGATGGACCACCTGCGGGAAAATATTCCGTTCCGGCTTACCATGGCAGCGTCATTTGCCAGTCCGCTCATTGAGAAGATAGGCGGCCTGCCGTTCGTGTTCCACCTCTGGGGCGGAACGGGTAGCGGCAAGACCGTGGCTCTCATGGCGGCGGCTAGCATCTGGGGCAATCCGTCTATGGGTGCGCTAACACGGACACTCAACAGCACACCGAACGCTCTGATGACATCAGCATATATTCTGCACAACATCCCGTTTTTCGGGGACGAACTGCAGACAATCCGGACCCGGGACGGGAATTACGACAAGCTCATCATGCAGTTGACAGAAGGTATCAACCGGGGACGCATGAACAGCGGCTCTGAAATCCAGAAACGGATGGAATGGCGCAACGCATTCCTGTTCACCGGGGAAGAACCGGCAACGAATCCACGCAGCGGCGGCGGGGTATACAACCGCACGATCGAGATAGAATGTACGACGCCACTTGTAACCGATGGGAACCGGGTCGTTGATTTTATTCGCCACAACTACGGGACGGCGGGGAAGAGATATATCGAATCTCTGCCGGAAGATGCCGAAATAAAGAAGGCATATAACACGCGGTTTGGAAACCTTCTAAGCCGGTACGATACAACGGAGAAACTGGCTATGTCTATGGCACTACTCCTGGTAGCGGACGAACTGGCAAACCGTATTTTCTGGCCCAATACGTTCCCTATCGCCACGGAAAAGGTCGCTCCGTATCTTAAGACCAAGGAGTCGGTAGATACGGCCCAGCGGGCGTACAGCTCGATTATTGATCTGGTGAATGAAAACGCGGCACGGTTCATAAGCCCGGACGAAAATCCAGGACAGGTGTGGGGCATCATCATGGCGGATGATACCGTGTTGTTCAATAAATCCGTACTAATCAGAGAAATGCAGAATATGGGATACAACTTCGATTCCGTTAAAAAGAAATGGAAGGACATGGGATTCCTGATTTTGAACAGTCAGGGAAGATTTGTCCATCAAACCACCGTATATGGTGCCAAAGGAAATTATATTAAAATCAAAATGATTTAAGGTAAGTTACGTAAGTTTTAGGTAAGTTTAGAAAAACCGCATGGTTGAGCCATTTATAAATACATATCTTACAAACTTACATATCTTACATAAAAATATATATATTATGTATCGCAATTAAAATCGCGTATCCCAATTAATTTATATATATATGTAGACACCCGGCGTAAAAAACGTAAGTTTGTAAGTTTTTTCTGAAAAACCGCTTAACCATGCGGTTTGCGGGGGGTCCGCAATGTATGTTTTTGGGTAAGAGTCTTACATAAAAAGGAAGATATTATGAAATTACGACCGTATCAGGAAGAATTAGTGCGAAAAATAAAGCTGTCGATGGTATGTGGTCATCGGCACATCGTTGCCGTACTTGGATGTGGTGGCGGTAAATCCGTCATACAAGCCGCCATTGCGAAATCCGCAACGGATAAGGGCAACCGGGTCCTATTCCTGGTACATCGCCGGGAGCTGTGCGACCAGATAGAACGTACGTTTAGCTCTATGGGTGTCAACATGGCACTCTGCCAGATTGGCATGGTCCAGACGGTAACGCGCCGGATTGCAAAAATACCGGAACCGGCGGTCATCCTGCAGGACGAAGCGCATCATGCGTTATCCCGTACGTACCGGCGTATCTATGACGCGTTTTGTGGCGCCTATCTCCTGGGATTTACGGCGACGCCGCAGCGGATGAATGAAGGCGGATTGGGTGACGTGTTCGACGATCTGATTGAATCTGTCAGCACAGAATGGCTAATCCAGAATCATTACTTGTCGCCCTATGAATATTACGGAGTAACGCTGGCAGATACCAAGGGCCTGCACACCCGGCGCGGTGATTACGTCAAAGAGGAACTGGCAGAGCTGATGGAACAGCACGTCATTTATGGTGATACCGTAAAAAACTGGAAGCGGTATGCCGATGGCAAACAAACTATCGTCTACTGCGCATCCATTGCCGCAAGCAAGGAGACAGCGGCCGCTTTCCGTTCCATCGGTATACAGGCCGTGCATCTGGACGGCGCGACACCGAAACGGGAACGAGAACAGGCGGTGCAGGCATTCCGTGATGGCACCATACAGGTTGTCTGCAACGTGGACCTGTTCGGCGAGGGATTTGATGTGCCGGACTGCGAGGCCGTCGTACTGCTCCGGCCAACGAAATCGCTGACACTACATATACAGCAGTCCATGCGATCCATGCGATTCAAACCGGGGAAAACGGCTATTATCCTGGACCACGTAGGGAACTACCTGCGTCATGGACTCCCGGACGATAAACGGGAATGGACACTAAAGACGAAGAAAAGGAAAACGAAAAACGAAATCCGGGTACGTACCTGTCCGAATTGTTACGCCGTCCTTCGTGCAACGGCAACGAGGTGCTCGCAATGCGGAGCAGAACTGAAACAGACACAAACGGAACAGGACCAGAAAGTAAAAGACATGCTGCTACAGAAAATATCGCACCAGCCATACGACAGTTACCATAAATGCCAGACATGGGACCAGCTGGAGCTGTTCCGCAAGGCGAAAAAATATAAATTCGCCTGGTCATTGCATAAAGCTGTTGAACTACAGATACCAATACCATCGAAATATATGTACATGTTGTACAGAATGGGGATGAGAGCATGACTGAAACGGATATTATGAATCAGATCCGAATGGATGTGTCCGCCGCGGGTAATCTCATATTCCGGGCGAACGTCGGAAAGGTCCGGATGAAAGACGGCCGATGGTTCGATACAGGCCTTCCCAAAGGATTCCCAGATCTGTTCGGAGTCGATACAGCAGGATATATATTTTTTATCGAGGTCAAGGCGCCGTACGGCCGCATCAGGAACGAGCAGAAACGGTTCCTGGATGCCATGACGGCACGAGGCATTCGGGCAGGAGTTGCTCACAACAGTACGGAAGCGCTTGAAATCGTGCGAGGTGAACGCCATGGATATTAGAGATGCATTCCGGGACGTACTGAACGACTGGGACCGGCAGGGTCCGCTATATAACGACAAAGAAACGCAGAGGGCCGTAAAAACGCTTGTCGAACGGGCGGAACATTTCCACAATCCGGAAAACTGGCCTGTCATGGAATATACGGACGATTTTAAACAGTTCCATCCTCGGGATTCGGCCTTATGGGAACAACTGTTCACTCTGGCGGCGCTGAAAAACCAGAACCTGGCTGATGTGTTGTGCTTCCTGCGCGGATCTGGGTGCGAATTGATCCCGGATGCAAAGTATGGATACGCCATCCGCCCGATTATCGGCGGTCATGGATTCAAGTCGCACCGGGAATACGAGGAAATGCGCAAAGGATTGGCACTATACAGTTCAACGTTGGTTGATGTGTTGAAAAAACTCGGGGAGATGAATCATGGATAAGTGGAAACGGAAAGCGGATTTAACCAGATGGGCCAGCAGGTACAGGAAGAAATCCCATTCTGAGGCGGTGGAACCATGAAGCACTGTTATTATTGCGGAAAGCCGATTGCAGGTTTCTGTCATTACGTCGTTCTGTCAGATGGCAAAGAGGTGCCCGTATGCGCCGATGACAGGACTTGCAAACCACGCGGCATGAAAACCTATGGGCACAAGCCCAAAACGTCCAAAAGCGGCAAAATTCGCGCATTAGAAAGGAGTAGAGACAAGTATGCAGGTACGGATTAAGAAATGGTTAGACAATTACGGAAAGGAAGACGTGAAGTTACCACTCATCACAGAGGGAAACGCATGTTTCGATTTTTACGCACCGGAAAAAGTAGTCGTCTATCCGGGAGAAACGGGAGTGTTAGTTGGGACCGGGGTAGCGTTTGAAATCCCAAAAGGTTATCACATGAAGCTGTTCATGCGGTCGAGCTACGGAGCGCATCGGAAATTGAGACAATCCAATTGTGTAGGCATTATAGACGCAAGTTACAGGGGAGAAGTCAAAGGGCTGTTCGACAATGTCGGCGATTTGCCGGAAATCATCGAGAAAGGCGAACGGTTTATGCAGGGACTCATAGAAAAGAACGTTGAAATCGAATTCAAGGAAGTGGATACGCTGACAGAAACACAGCGTGGAAGCGGAGGTTTTGGCAGCACAGGGAGATGATCGCATGAAATTCGGGAAATACCTGCCGCAAGTAAGCCGGTCAGACTGGGGGAACGAACGATACATTTTCCAATTTGAGAACGGCTACGGGGCAAGCGTCATCAGGAACCACCTTTCATACGGAGGGCCGGAAGGATTCTATGAACTGGCAGTCCTGAAGGACGGGAAAATTAATTATAGGACGCCGATAACAAACGACGTGATTGGCTGGCTGGACAAAAACGATGTTGCAGATACACTGAAGCAGATAGAAGAACTATAGGAGGCAGGCATGAGAAACGATTTAGGCGAACTTAATGACATTCTTTTCCAGCGATTGCGTGCGCTCGATAATCCAAACCTGACGGGAGAAAAACTGGACGAAGAAATCCGTAAAACTGATGCGGTTATTGATGTCAGTCAATCCATCATTGCAACGGGAAACCTGGTACTCAAGGCTGCCCTTGCCCGGAGCGACGGTATGTACCGAAAAGACTCCGAAGCGCCGAAGATGCTCATGACAGGAGATGACGACGATGACTAAGATCTGGCGCAAGAACAGCGCCGAGGCTCTGTGGTTGCAAGCTAACTATAAAGGCCGCTGGCCGAAAGACCTCGCCGCTGAGATGACCCAGCGCTTCGGCTACGCCATACCGCCATCCCGGGTGTCGCATTACTTATATCACCTGGGACTTAAGACAGGGGTCGGTGCCCCGCTGCTGTCGAAAGAGCAGTATCAATGGCTTAAAGACCACTGTCATGGCTTGTCTTACGAGGATCAGCAGAAACAGATACTGGAACAGTTCGGGGTCTATATGACGCTTGACCAGGTAAAGAATATGCGTAACCGGTACAAAATGAATTCCGGGCTTACCGGACAATTTAAGAAAGGAAACGTACCATGGAACAAAGGAATGAAAGGATGCTGCACCGGCGGCAGATCTACTCAGTTCCGGCCCGGCCACATGCCACATAATACGAGACCGGAAAATTATGAATCGGTTGATATAGATGGCTATGTGCATATCAAGCCGCCGGGAGAGAAATATATGATACTGAAACACCGGTGGATATGGGAGCAGGCATACGGACCAATTCCGCCTGGGTACTGCCTGATATTTTTAGACAGAAATAAACAGAACTGCTCTCTGAATAATCTGGCATTGATTACGCGGGCCGAACACGCCAGAATGTGCCAAAAACACTTGCAATTCGATAATCCGGAGTACACGAAAGCAGGTATCCAAATTGCGAAACTAATGCTGAAAAAATCAGAACAGAGCAAGAAACGGAGGAGACGAAAATGATATGTGTGGCTTGCAACAAAGAATTCGAATCAAAGAACAATGCAACAATATGTCCCGTCTGTTTCCAACGTATACTCCGCGATATTCAGAAGCCAAAAAACGGTACATGTCCTATATGTGGTATTCCATCCAAAAAGTATAAATATTGTAGTAACCGTTGCTATAACATTGCTCATTCGGTCCTGGCGCGCAAATATTACAAAGCTCACTCTGGGGAAATATTAAAGAAACAAAAAGCCGGGAGAATGCGTAAATATAAACATGGTGACCGGATAGACGCAATCGAACGAATCGGCCGGTTTATTCATATGAGTTACGGCATGACCCGAGCATTGTTACAGCGGCGGGCAGCCAGGGACGGGATATCACTCGATATGGTTATAGCGATTGTGCAACAGGAAAGGAGTATATGA